TTTGTCTTTAAAATTCTAATCAGAAAGAATAATATCTTTCTTTATTTATTAATTTATTTTTTCTTTTTAATTTTACTTTTAATATTTAATTAATATTTTTAATAATTTTTATCTAAAATTCTTTTAACATATTCGTAAGTAACATCTGGTTCGTTAACATACAAATACTTTAAATAATTATTAGGTAATTTGAAAAAAGGTACTCTTTTTTCTTTACATTTATTTTCTATATATTTTATCTCTTCTTCATACTCATTGTGTAAATACATTTCTCGCTGATAAACATTCAACTTGTCATGCATGACCTGATTACTATCTTTATCACTAGGTAACCACATTATCATATTCTTTAAAGTTTCTTTGGATAACGGTCCTACTATACCCAATTCTTTATGTCTTCTAAAAGTTCTTTTTAAGAAAGACAGTTCTTCTAATGGCATAGTATCCACTTCCAACTTCTTTTTCTTTCCATCTGTAAATGTCATTCCTACGCTATAAAAATAATTTGACATACTTTTACCAGTTAAATTAGGTCTCATGTTCTTATTCACACCACACAATTTATCGTCACCTTGTACAAAATCTACAAACTCAATAACAAATTCATTTATATTAGGTTTTATATTTTGTAACATACATTCTCTACAATACCAACCTGCTGAATATCCTCTATTATAAATACTATTAAAAAGATTAGTAATCCAACTACCAGACAAAACTCCATGTGTTTTAAAGCGCAATTCATTAGTGGCTAACACCCATGATCTCACTACGACACTCAATATAAATTCTAATATCTTCTTATCGTTGTTATTGCCCACAAACTTCTTTAAAATAATTTCATTGAGTAAGTCTTGAATTTCACACGAGACACTAGCATCCCATTCTCCTACATCTCCATCCCAAGTTTTTTCACATCTTTTTAATTTATCATAAATTTTGTCCCAATCAGTATAAGGATTAACTCCTATGGCTATTCCGGTAAACCATCGATTTTTAATAGTCTCCATCATTATTTCTCCTAATAGTCTTTTCGTCTCAAATTGTATGACTAACGAGTCTACAGCAAAAGTTCTTGGTTTTTTGGCTTTTTCAGTCGTACGCAATTCATCCTTCAAAGTATAATATTGTAAAATTTGATTTAAATCTACTTTCCCTGATAATATACTAGTCCTAAACTTTTCTAATTCTTTAGAAAAGCATAATGTTGGAATACCATTAACATAGTCTATATATTCCTCTTTATTCATAGGATAATTATATCCACTAACCGAATCTTTATTCAACTTACTTAAGACATCATTTCCTAAAATTACTTCTCTTTCTGTTATGGGACTAAATACAGGTATCAATGTCTCAAAATATTGTTTTATAAAATCTAGTTCTTTAGTTGGTATCTTTTTCATTACTACTTGAGTCCTTTCAGAACGTATTTTTAAAGTATCTTTACCCATAACGCTTAATTCAGCTGGTACTTTGGTGATAGGAAATATACCGTGCAATGGAGACTCAAACAATTTTGTTTGTTTAGGAGCTACATGTACCTTATCTGTTTTAACTATCATTCCACTGTAATTATTTTGGTTAGGTTCCAACATTTGTGCATCTGATAACGCCATATCATCATTCTTACTCAGCTCAGTGTAAATTCTACTCATCACTTTTTGAGAATATATATTACTAATACCAAACGTACCGTTGCCTGCTATATGCATGCCTACTACACCATATGTGTTATCTACTATCAAACTTCCACATAAACCTTTACTAGTGATATTATACCATACATTTCTTTTAGTATTGTACGTATCATCATCTAACGTATAATTAGCTTCGCGATTAGTAAAATAGACTCGGTTATCTAAAGACATTATACCTACAGAAGTAACAAAATTCAAGCTTTTTAAAGGCACGTCTATCTTAGGTTTGAAAAATTTACTCATATTCTTAAAAGGTGACAATATATTCTTATCGAATTCTAATATCATATAATCATTTTCTTTATCTTGCATCAAGATGTTACATGATACCAAATCCAACAAACGATTATTCTTCTCAAATTGTTCATCATTTTTATATACATTACACTTTATTCTTCCTTTCCCTACTACATGATAAGGTAAGAATAACTTATGTCCCGATACTAAACAATGACACAAACGCTTTTCGTCATCTGAATATATTTCACATATCATCAAGCTTTCTTTCACTTTACTTATTAGAGTATTCTCTTCTTCCGCTTCAGCTAAAATAGCTACTCCCTCAACTATCTTAGCTTTCTTGCCTAACATAGCTTCTTTCCATTCTTCAGTAGCTGTCTTATCCGTATTATCAGAATCTTTCTTCAACATATTATACAATATAACACCCAAACCTAACATAGAACTAACTATCGTCAATGTTTTTAAATCCAAATGTTCTTGCATTTTTGCAACTAAATCTTGCGTAAGGGTAGTAAGTGATGAAATCCAATAACCTAAATAATCAACTACTACGTCATAAGATTGAGTTACTACATCAGCAATCACCTTATAATTTTCTGGTTCTAATTCATCTTCACTGGTAACAGCTGATTGCATGTTTTCATCTTCTAATTCTTCCTCGTACTTAGTGACTACTTCCAATTGAGATTTTGTCAAAGTTATATCAGAATAATTACGATCATTTGTCCTCTCTAACTCTTCTACTACTAATTTTATCCAAGCTAAATGCTTTAACCTATTTTTTCTACTAAAAGTTAATGGATAATTTTTAGTAAAACCTTCAGGCCATTCATATATCCAAGAGTTGTTAAAAGGATCATAACGCTTATAATACGTTCGATTTTTTGTAACAGAGAAAACGTGTCCTCTCCTCCACAAAGCTTCAACTGAATCTATACCATCTCCTTTAGTCAAACCATGTATTTGTGAAAATTTATTAGTTGTTAATAACATCAACTTACTGTCAAAGAACTTAGTATCCTTTAAATCTACTGCTGCACAATCTAAAGGTAATTTCAAAGTTGAAACCATATTTATAACATTTTTCCATTGGAACATGCCCATTTGTCCTACATCATCCATAACAAAAATACTTTCATTATTATAAGTATCATAAAAGTCTTTTCCTTCAGAACTATTAACAATGTGAGAATAAAATTCCCTTTTCATTGATTCTAACAAATTTACCGATAACACAGTCTTTCCTGTCCCCGGAGGTCCTTCAAAGATAACACACACTGGTTCTCTCCTAGAACATTTCTCGTAAGCATCTACACTTATGCATAACCTATTGAACTTAGAAATAACACTGGTGTTTAAATTAGATAATATTTTATCATTCAAATAAACATCATTTTCTTTCAATTTCTTTAAAATTTTAACTTCCTTCCTGAATTCATCGTCGGCTATACATTTTCTTTCTTCATCCCATTTACATACTAATTTCTTAATTTTTGACATGAAATATTGCCTTTTTCCTAACTGAAACAAATTTTGTAAAGGTAGTGATATGTAATTTGGTATCCAACTATTATTATTAAGTAATGATACAATAAATTCAGATATATTTCCTATCAAATCTAAAAACACATTAGCATGATCACTTATCTTTTTATTGGTTAACAAGTTCATAGTTTTTAAAACTTCCAATAACTTTGCTGGTAAACCTATTAAAGATAAAGTTAACAATGCTCCATCAAAAGACTCTGCTATTAGTAAATTTATCCTCTTAAATAAAGCAAAAATTCTTATCAAAAAACCACATAAATACATTGGTGTCCAATTGTTATAAGTACCTGAACTGTGCTGTAACATAATAGACGTTATCTCAGCTAAAATTAACATGGATTCTGGATCATTAATACGAGAACCCACTCTAGATACAACACTCACTAAATTACTAGTAGCTCGATAAGCTCCAGTAATTACACTCCACAATGATTCTGCAAACACTTTTTGTAAGACTATCATATTTTGAATTCTAATACCACCTACACACTTGATTTTATATTGTTTAAAAGCAATACAAGACCCTTGTGCCTGGGTAAACTCATTTTTATTTACTTCTTGCAATTTTCCATTAGCTGCATAGTATATAAAATAATTTGTATAAATCTTCTTTCTAATAACAACAGCTTTAGCTGGTAAATTTTTAACTTGAATTTTTTCTATATTTTGTTGAAGTTTTACGTTGCTCAACTCATCGTACAAAGAAACAGATTGTAACTGCTTATTAATTTTACTTTCCATTAGTAACCTGGGAATAATAACTATTTATATTGTATAAAAGGCGTAACCCTATAATTATAATTCTAGTTCGTCAAAGGTACTACCTTACATCGGAACGTGTAATTTTTGAAATTGCAACCACGCAATCGCCTTGGCTTAGCCCAAGGAGCTCATTCTACAAATTATTAATGTCAAAATAAAATAAAATAGATTTTCTTGAAAGTTTTAGTTATATCTCATTAACATCTCAAGTTATACGACTATTTATATTGTATAAAAGGCATCACCCTATATATTTTAATTAAGTTCATCAAAGGTACTACCTTACATCAGAACGTGTAATTCTTGAAATCGCAACCACGCAATCGCCTTGATCAAGTTCAAGGAACTTTATATATATAATAAATTAATGAAAATAAATAAAATTAAACTATATATATAATAATGCATCACATTACTTTATGTAGACCATTGTAAATTCGAATAATATAACGGTCCGGGTATTATAGAAGGTATTGGTGAAGTTCCTCCTGTGTTTGTTACTGTCATAGTCGTTATGTTCAAACCATTTGAAGTCGTAGGTAAAGCTATGATAGGAGCATTTGTATGAAATCCTAGTCTAGTCTCATCATTAAAAGATACATAAAATTGGACTGCAAATGCATAATCAGGTTGCTTTTTAAAAACAAAAAGCAAATTACCTAAATCGTTAACAGGATCCAGCAAGTACGACTGATCTGGGTAAACATAATTAAATGATCCCCACCATTTATAAATTGAAGTAAATGGTATTTCAAACTCGTATACCGATTGTATCATCTTCTTAGAAGGATCATTAATATCAGTAGTAGTGTTAGAAGCTGCTGAAAACTCTTGAAAAGGGGTAGGATCAGGTCCCTTAGCTACTGGAATTACTGGATCGATCGAAGCTGCAACAAATCTCGATTGAGTATCACCCATAGCTACAGTAGGTGGATAATAAGTCACATAACCAATATTATTATTAGTCAATGCTTTAATTTTAACACCTCCTATAATTCCCAAATACATAAGATTAATAAATCTTAACATACTTGATGTACCTGTCGAATTAGATCTTCCTATAAGTTCTCTCAAAGACACCTTTAAAGTAGCATAATCTCCTATCTCACCACCTCCTGAATAAGTACCTGCATATTGCATTCTCCTAATTAAAGGACGTATATCCGTTAAAGGTGATAATCTCTCATGTTTTAAAAACATTTCGTGAGGTTTCTCCTCGACTTTAGTCAAAGGTTTTCCTTCAGTCGGTGCATTCATGACAGGAGCTTCTGAACTCTCAGCTTCAAAATTATTAAAGTACACATTGTCTATATCAAATGTATTTGTCGAATAACCATAAAACCTGAAATTATCTTTACATCGTAAGTACACATTAAACTCTATTTCTTGTGGTACTCCTTCCGCTACAGCTAAACTCTGGGCAATATAAATGTGAAAATTACCATGTTGAGCATAATTAGCCTTCCAATCTAAAGTATTATACATTAACTGATTTTTGGCGAGAAAATCTAAATCTACAACTAATTGTTGATTACCTCCACTAAATTCTAAATATGTATAAATACCGGCTCTAGCCATATCATAATGAGGATATGTTTCGGAAGTTACTTGATTCCTAGTAGCATCATAACTCTTATAAACTAGCAATTTAACGTTTTGTTTATTAGTCATGGAACTTTGTATAACTAATTCCATATCCCCTCTCCAAGCTCTAGTCGCTAAGTATAATAATTCTATATTATTACAAACAACCAAACCTTTATTTAATGCACCTTGATAAGGTGAAATAGGACGTGAAAATAATCTCGTTCCAACTCCTGAAAGCTGATTTACTTTAAAAGAACCTATATATTGAGGTTTAGATAATATATGTCTCATACTCATCTCATCAATATCAGTGTTAAAATAAAAATCATCAGCTACTCTACTAATATTTGCATTCGGATCTAACTTTTCATATCGTGTCACTATATCTATATTATTACCGAAGTTTCGAGTACTATTAATAACTCTGTGATCCACGTTACTACTATTAGGATTATGTAAACCTGTATAAGATTTAATTCCTGCTCTCAAAGTATCAATTAAATCACCTGTTATTTTCTTAGCTACAGTAGCTGTATCATCAAAAGTATTTGTTACAAATTGAGTGAACGATTGTGCTTCAAATTTTTCTACTGAAGGTCTAGGTACATACAATTCTAATTTATCAATTTTAAATTGAACTGTAATATCTAACCCAGTACTAGATGATGCTCCTGTAGCTAGTGGATTCATAACCACTAACATTAATGAACCATAGTTAGTTTGAGCGTACAAGTCAATATCTTTGTTTGAACTTTCAATAGCACCCACTGACTTTAAATCAGTAGGAACCCAAAATGGAACTTCTACGCACACACTACTTGCTTCATTCGCTCCTAAGAATGCATGTGGACAGGTCAACAAAATGTTGATCCCTTTTGTCACAAAATCTGGTTTTTGTCCCATTCGTATAGCCAAATCTTGAGGCACAAATGATGCCAAAACTATTCCTTGGTGATTAATTGTTCCGTTTAAAGTAATGTAAAAACATCCGTACATTCTAAACATAGCATAATTTTTCATTGTTTCCTTCAGTGAAGGAATCAAATTACTGAATAAATCAGTAGCGATAGGTATTCTATCTAATAAAGCATATCTAGTATTGCTAGTAGATAAGCTTACTGTTTTCATTAACAAAGGTTTTGTTAACATGGGAGAAATATCGAATAACATTTCTCTTTTAATAATACCTTCTAACGAAGGTAATTTATCATAATAACCCACACCTTTTTGCAAAGGTCTGGTTTGGATTTCTCCTAATTTATTCTTAACTATCGAATCTATAGTAGTGCTAAAATGATATAATACTACTATTTTTATACCAAGTATTGTCCTAAAAATTAAAAATACATATTTCACTTTGCTGGTTTGGACAAATCATTAAACATGTATAAAATATGTATTCGTGTTTAAAGAAAACTTTGTAATTAATTTTCTTTAATTAAATAAATTAATAAATATAAAGTGTTCTTCTAATCTAATATAAAATTTTAAAAAATAACAATCAGTAATATAATTGTATTTAGTTCAATTATCAAAATTAAAATTAAGTTTAATTGAACAATATATATTTTAAAAATTCATTAAGATATAATTTGAATGTATAACAAACAAATTAAATCAAATATGAAC